TCATGAAGTATTGACCCTCATCATTTACAGCGAGCAAGTTCCATTCGTGAAGCAGCTCGCACAAGGCCTCGACCTTCTCGATGTTGCCCATCGAGCGCATGCGCCTGTAGTCAATGATGTAGACCTTGTCACCCACACGGCCCGCAAGCGTGAACACCGTCCAGTCGTTCCGCTCGCTCATGCCAGCAGATAAGTCGATGCCGACGCCGATCATGTCGTAGCTATCAGGCACCTCCCCTTTGACGAATAAGTCAGGAGAGATGCCAAGCTCCGTCGTCCGCACAGGCTGATTCAGGTACTGATACGAAAACGCTGCGCGGTCTTCGTTTTGCAGCTTGAGCAGATACTTGACCGACCACATCGAGGGCCAGTAGCTCTTAGGCACCCCTTCATCGCTGTAGCTCAGGGCCTGCTGCGTGATGACCTTCCAGCCCTTCTTCTCGCAAAAGGTCGTGGTGAACAGGTCATCGAAGTGAAATCGAGTTCCAAGAGCAATGGCTCGAGCTCCCTGGAACATGGTGGGAATAATGACGTTGTTCCAGTTCGTCTCCATCTCCCGGCGGATGTCCGGGTTGGCAATGGCGGCAGCGCTCTTGATCGCGTCATCAACGATGATCAGCGAACTCCGCTTGGAGGTGATGGTGCCCTTCAAGCCTGCACAGGCAACCGTGAAGGCGTCCTCACCCCTGACGTCGATCTCCGCAAAGTCGAAGTCGATAGACCAAAGTTCATCGCTCGTGCGGGCCTTCGACAAACGAACTGTCGGAAAAATTTCTTGATATTCCTTGTTGCTTATTAAGTTCTTGATCGCAGCACTCTTGTTCCGTGCCACGTCGACGTTGTACGAAACGTATAACGTTCGAAGTAACTTCTTGGCTAGGGCATGCCTGCCGATTAGCCAGGCAACCAGCATGCCAATCACTGTGGACTTAGCCGAACCCCGCGGACTTAGTAGACATGTGTTGGGTCCTGCAATGTCGAGCAGGTGCTCATTGCTTTGCCCGGTAAGAAAAGCATGGTGCCAATCTTTCATATGCCGAGCTGGGGCTTTACCCATTAGCTCGCAGAAGTAGGCGAAGTTGTCTCTTGCTTTTAATACGTGAGGAGGAGTTACCTCTACCTCAGGTTGTTTCTGTATTGACTTTGCAGCAAGCTGCGCACTTCTACGACGAGCGAGCGCAATCGAGGCATTTGACATATTCCCACTGTAGTGAGAAAAGCAGGCTCCCCTTGGCTTCTGACGTTTTTAAGTATCAGAAATTTTTTGCTATTTCTCGTCTGTTAGTGCAGCCCAGACACTCTCATAGGCAAGATCTAATGCTTCGGTCACATCATCATTGCCCTTGAAGATTGCACGAAGTTCCCGCATCACCTTGTCAGCGCCGGAGAGTATCAAGCCACGCCGATCGAAGTTCTTGGTCATACGGTCGACTTCCACGACATGACCGCGAAGCTCCTTCGACAAGTGAGCAATCCTCGTCGCGGCAGCATCAGGCTTCACAAGGTCTGCATGGACCTGTTGCCGCAAGAAGTCGATGTCTGCCTCGAGCTTGACGATCTCAGCAAGCATCAGCTGTCGCTTGTTCAACTTCGGGTAGTGCTTGCCAACCCATTCAGCAAGAGCAGTAAAGCTGCCCTGATAGCCCAAGACCGAGGCATACAGCCAGATCTCATAGATCGAGTAGGTCAGCTCGGCATAGGTCATGAAGCCTTCCCGGTGCCCATTATCTAGAGCGGCCAGGAAGGTCGTGACCTGTTCAGTCTTGTTTTCAACCATTAACCGAAGAATCGGGCACCAGAGCGTCGGATAGCGCCACGAGCATCAGCTCGAAGGTTTTTCTGTGCCTGAGTCCGTTCGCGGATGTTCATCCGTTCCTGTGAGCCTTGCTCTCCAAGTGTCAAACGGTTTTGAACACCCCTCCTGTCGATGTTCATCCGCTCTTGGGTGCCTTGCTCTCCAAGTGTCAAACGGTTTTGAAAACCCCTTCTGTCGATGTTCAGCCGCTCTTGGACGCCTGTCTCTTGAATACCTTTCCGCTGCTCTTCTCCAGTAACGCGAATACCTTTCCTCTGCTCTTCTCCAGTAACGCGAATACCTTTGCGATCTTCTTCTCCACTAACTCGAATGCCTTTGCGATTTTCTTCTCCAGTAACGCGAATACCTTTCCTCTGCTCTTCTCCAGTAACGCGAATGCCTTTGCGATTTTCTTCTCCAGAAACGCGGATGCCTTTGCGTTGCTCTACTCCAGTACCTCGAATGCTTCTGAGATTTTCTTCTCCAGTAACGCGAATGCCTTTGCGATTTTCTTCTCCACTAACTCGAATGCCTTGGCGATTTTCATCTCCAGTGACTCGGATGCCTTGGCGTTGCTCATCTCCAGTAACTCGGATGCCTTGGCGTTGCTGATCACCGGCAACGCGAAGACCTTGGGTCTGGATTTCGCCCTGCTTACCCATGAGACCACCGGTCAGAGCTGCCTCCTGTGCCATCAGCTTGGAGGTATTACCAACGCGCAAGTTTTCCAGGTTGCCTTGGTAACGACCCATGCTTTCGAGCATGGCGTCTTGGTACATGACTGCAAGACCTGTGTTGGCCTGAGTCCGTGCGATATCAGCGAATGTGCCTGTCACAAGGCCGCCGATCATTTCGTTGTCGGCATATTTATTACCCAGCTCAGTCAGATTGCTCAAGCCCTGATCAACCATGGTCGATCCGGTGCCAGGACGATTAAGTCCACCGCCACTGGCGTAACTTCCATACAATCCGACAACCGGCTCAAGAAACTCTTTAGGGAGATTGTCTGGGTCTAATGCTTTGCCCGTTTGTGGATCATAAAAACGGGGGACATCCTTAGACTGGTTCTTTAGTGGACTGCCGTCAACGCCAAAAGCTGGCTGCGTGATTACTAGTGGCACTCTCTGAGAGTTACCTTCTTGATTTGGTGCCGCCTGCTGGACTGTGTTGTAAAGCGGTGATTGCTTTAACTGAGTGTTGAATTTTATGGCGGCTTTTCTCGCAGCTGCGGCAAGTGCTTGCGGAGTTCGGTACTTATTGGGCTCATTTTTTGCCATGACTTACCTCAGAGGGCGAACAGGGCAGCGCCCCGCAAAATGTTGTTGATCATGTTGGTCGTGTTCTGACGGCCAAACATGCGCTCACGGCTTTCGATAGCCCTCATCTGCACATCAGTCGGCAATTGCTGGGCGTCTTGAACTTCTCGTCCTCGGCGGGCGCCTGCGGCGTCTAGGGCAGGCTGCATAAGCTTTGATTCTTTCACCCGACGCATCATTGCTGCGTCACGGGCTTTATTCTGAATGTCGGCCTTAGTTTCATAAACACTAAGGTCGAAGTCTGGCTGGTATGGCTTATTAGTCAGCGCAGCATCCTCTTGCCGCAGGCGTTCATAGTCCTCGAGCTGGTTCTTGAGGAATTCCTTTGCTTTGACCTCATCGCCGCCAAACTTTTCGATGAGGGTGTTAAGTAAATCCATAACAGCTTCTACCTATGCCAATAGTTTACTTAGAAGTTTGAGTTGAAAGCCCGAGATTCCCAAGCACGAAGTTTGTAAAGTCGTCGCTGTATTTGACCTCTGTTTTTTGGATAGGTGCCTGCATGGTGCCAGCGCCTACCTGACTTGCTGCGCCGCTTACCCTTTGCGCACGCTCAGCTTGAGCCTGTAGAGCCGCAGCTGTCGCTGCGTCGATCTCACCCATTCGCGCAGCTTGATTGACTTCAAGCGCCAATTGACTGTTGTCAAATGTATTTAGATCTCCATCACCACCCATGCCGCCAAGCAAGGCTTTTAATTTTTCCTGCTTTAGTCCAAGCTCCAGCCGGTCTAGCGCGTTTTCGGCATTCATCCGAGTTCGTTCAATTGAACCCACCTCACGCAAAGCATTATTCGCCATCTCCATCTCAAGCTGCTGCTTGAGCATTGGGACCTGCATTAAGTAGCTGGCAGCGAGGTCGCTTTTGACCTGGTTGAAGCCAGGAACAAAACTGACCGGCCTGAAGCTTGCTGCATAATTAGCAGCAACATTTCTACTAGGAATTGAAATTGAGGTAGACATCAGCGTCCAAGCATTGCCATCATTGCAGCCTGCTGCTGCGCATCAAGTACCTGCTCATTAACCAGCATCTGGTTGAGCGTATTTCTGTAGTTTGCTTCCAAATCACGGGCAGCCGCATCATCTGCGCGGCGGCGATCCAGAGCTAATTGCATGTTTGCTAGTTCACGCAGATTCGCCAAATCGCGCTTATTCTTGAGCTGCTCTTGATAAGCAGCGCGCTCCTCAGGACTGGAGACCAAGTTATAGAGACCACCAGTCAAAGCTCGACCTGTATTTCCAAGCAATGTGCTGCCAAGGATTGATCCACCGGCAACACCTAACGGACCAAGAGGTGCTCCAAGGACGCCACCCAAGATTGCACCGCCGGTAGAACCAATTGCCCGGCCAGCTGCATCAGCAACGTTCTTGCCCCTGGTTTCCCCTGGTCGGGTGTCTTCCAACTCCTCAACCGCAGCAAGAACTCCAAGAATTCCTGCTCCAAACGGAACCCCTCGTGTAGCAAGACCTTTAAGGCTTTGCATTGCCGCAGGACTTAAGGCCATTCGCGCTTTCAATGCCTGCCCAGCGCCCTTAAGTCGATCAGCCGCAAGGAGGCCTGCAGCGGCGTCAAAGAGCCCAGGACCTGCAGCGGGTGCCTGAGCTGTCCTAAGAGTTCCAGAGGCGGTATATGGATTAGGCATCAATAAAGACGCAACTACTTTCTTTGAATTCTAGGTGAATTTAATTCATTCTCTAGCTGCTTTTATATACCCTCCAAGCACATCATTCTTGATGAAAAGGTATCCGTCTATTTCAACTACCGCATCTGGAAAAACCTGAGCAACCTGTTGAGCAGAGAAGCCCGCACGGAGCTTCTGCTCTGGGTCAATATCTTTGTGGTACCGAAATTGAATCGGTTGCAGCTGGGCGACCCGATCACGAATGTCCACGAATCTCTTGTACAGCGAAGGCCATCTGAGCAAGATCGTCATTGACCTCACTGGTCTGCAGAGGAGCTATGTCCACCTTGGCCCGCTCGTCGCAAAGCGCTCCGATAATGCTTCCTCCAAGACTTAGCAGGCCGCCAATCATTGACCCCCTAGATGCTTTCTTTGCCGCAGACTTTTGAGCTTCAATGAGTTCCTTCTGGGCCTCTTGATCTACGAAAGCGGCAAGAGCATCGCCAGCCATGCGCATGCCAATCTCGTTTTCTTTCTCTGATGCAGATCCAAGAAAAGAGCCGCCAAGGGTGTCTATCGGCGGGATCATCGGGGTGACCTGACTACCTGGCTGCTGACTAGCACCGTAGTAGGCCTGTCCACGTCGCAAGTTACTGGAACGAGTCGGCACC